TCTTGGACTATTACAGAAGTAGATTTTACTGATGGACCATACTTAGATGACAATATTACAACTACAACTCTTGGTATGTCTACACATACAGTTGGAACTGGTAGAACTTTAACAGCATCTGCTGTAACAGGAATAAATAATGACACAGGTTTTCAATCCACTGATGTTGGTAGACTTTTTACTTTTAGAGATGGTTATGGAGAAATTACAGCAATCACTAGTACAACAGTTGCAACAGTAACAGTTATAAAAGATATGGGTTCTTCATCTACTACTACTGACTGGGCATTAGGAGCTTTCTCAGATACCACTGGTTATCCTTCTTGCGTATCTTTCTATGAACAACGATTAGTATTTGCAGGAACAGAAGCACAACCACAAACATTATATTTTTCTAAATCTGGTGATTATGAAAACATGCACGAGAATAGAGGTGGAACAATTGCAGATGATGATGCAATCATTTATACAATCGCATCTAACCAAGTTAATGCAATTAGATTTTTATCTGCAACACGAACTTTAATTGTAGGAACAGTAGGTGGTGAGTTTTCAGTATCAGGGGGTGGTACAGATGATCCTATTACTCCAACAAATATATTAATTAAAAAACAATCTAACCATGGCTGTGCAAATACAGATGCAATACCAGTTGGAAACGTAACTCTATTTTTACAACGTGCTAAAAGAAAGATTAGAGAACTAGCTTATAACTTTGATGTGGATGGTTATGTTGCACCTGACATGACAATCTTAGCTGAACATATTTCTGAAACTGGTTTTAATGAAATGTCATATCAACAAGAACCTAATCAAATCATCTGGGCTGTAAGAGAAGATGGTCAATTAGCTGGTTTAACTTATCAAAGAGAACAACAAGTTGTTGCTTGGCATAGACATATATTTGGTGGTTCATTTAGTACAGGTAATGCTGTATGCGAAAGTGTTGCAACAATTCCAACTAATGACAAAGAATATCAAACATGGGTTATTATTAAACGTACCATCAATGGTGTTACAAGACGTTATGTAGAATACATTAATCAATTTGATTTTACAGAAACAGATAACACAACATTTAATTTCTTAGATTCACAACTTGCTTATTCTGGTTCTGCAACGACAACTATTACTGGCTTAGATCATCTTGAGGGACAAACTGTATCTGTTCTTGCAAATGGTTCAACGCATCCTAATAGAACAGTATCTGGTGGATCTATTACTTTAGCAAGATCATCTACTAAAGTTAAAGTTGGTTTACCTTACACATCCATATTACAAACTATGAGAATAGATGCTGGATCTCAAAATGGAACATCACAAGCTAAAACAAAACGAATTTATAATATTACAGTTAGACTTTATGAGTCTATTGGTGTAGAGGTTGGACCAAACTTATCTAATATGGAAACTATTCCATTTAGATCCTCAGCACAATTAATGGATACAGCTATTCCTGTATATACTGGGGATAAGGAAGTAGAGTTTAGAGGCAATTACGAAACAGATGGATATATCTATGTTCGTCAAACTCAACCTTTACCTTTAACAGTTTTATCGTTATATCCAGAATTGGTTACAAATGATGGTTAATAAACTAATTATAATTCCTTATAAACAAAATCATGGTAAAATAATAATGCAATCACAGATGAACCACATGCTCACACAAAAAGATGCACAGTTTATTATTAATGATACCAACAAAGAATGTATGGATTTAGAACAAGAGCATTTAGCATTTACAGGATTAATTAATGATGAAGTAATCGCTGCAGCAGGTATGAAAAGAATATGGGGTAATGTTGCTGAAGGTTGGTTTATTGGTAAACAAGAAGTTTGGAATTATCCAATTACTATTGCAAAGGCTGTAAAGCAAAACATAGATTATCTTGCAACATCTAATAATATTAAAAGATTACAAACAGCAGTAAGAGCTGACTTTGGAATTGGAATTAGATTTGCTAAATGGTTAGGATTAGAAAATGAAGGGTTAATGAAACACTATGGCTTTGATGGTAGTGATCATTACAGAATGGCAAGGATATATTAATGGGACTAGAAACAGCTTTAGCAGTAGGATCATTTGGATTAAGTGTTGCACAAGCACAACAACAAAGTGCTACTGGTAAATACAATCAAGCTATACAAAATCGTAATGCACAAATTGCAGAGCAAGAAGCTCAACAAATTGAAAAGCAAAAAGAATTTGATATAGCAAGATTTGATAAAAATTTTGCACAATTACAATCACAAACTACAACTAGAATTTTAAAATCTGGTGTAGAATTAGGTGGAACTGGATTAAAGATATTAAGAGCTAATGCTGAGGAAGCAGAAGTTGAAAGAAATACTATAACTTATAACTCGCAAGTTGCTGCAGCACAAAGAAGAGAAGCTGGTAACTTATATAGAATACAGGGACAGTTTGCTAGACAACAAGGAAAAGCTGCTGCAATGACAACCTTATTTAAAGGTGCTACAACATTTGCAGGATCTTCTGCTGGTAAAAGTTTATTATCAAACATTCCAAATCCTTTTGCAAATAGAGATTTAACAGCAACTGAAGGATCATTCTAATGCCAAAGATTCCTACATTTGAAGCAGAACAAAGACCAACAGCACAAGTTCCATCTATTGGAGCTCAGTTTCAAGTTCCAGTTGAAAAAGCTGGATCTCAATTTGGTGCAGTTGCCGGTGTATTAGATGCTGCATCAGAATATTATGCAAGAGAACAAGCTATCAAAGATAAAACTGAAGCAACTAAAAACTATTTAGAATTAGATTTAGAATTAGATAAGATTGAAAAAGGTGCTATTCAAAATATAGATCCTTCTCAAGCAACAGATACTTTTAAACAACAGTTTGAATTTTTAAAAAAAGAAAAGATTTCTAGTATGCAAAACAAAGCTGCTGCCAAAATATTAGAAGATAAATTAAATCTAGAGTTTGTAACAAGATCTGCAAAAGTAACTAAAGGATCCAGAGATCAATTAGATATACAATTTAATAATACTTGGAATACAGAGCAACAATCTCTTATGTCTAAATATTTTTTAACAACAGATGAAAATGAAAGAAATATTTTAAAATCACAGATTGATAATAATATTGTTAATAGAAATTTTTATACCAATGATGGTCCAATAAAATTACAAGAAGACTTAAAGAAATCAAATGCTTCAATGTTTGAAATGGGTATTGATATGGATTTTGCTAAAAAGGATTATAAAACTGCATTAACAAAACTTCAGGATGTAGAGTCTAGCAAATTCTTAACTGCTGAAAAAAGAATGCAGTTATATCAAAAAGGATACAAAGAGTTTCAAGATGGAATTAAAATTGAAAACGCATCACAAATAATTGAAAATGGATTAGGATTTTACGCTAAGTCTGGTCAGCTTAAAGATTTAAAAAAAGAAGATCTAGAAAAAGCAATGGTTAAGATTTCTCAAAAACAAAAACCAGATGGCACACCTTTATATACACAACCACAAATAACAGAATTATCTATTAAAAATAATATTTCAAATCCAATTCATAAAGAAGTGATTAGATCTGGATTTACCAACATTGCTTTAACTGGAAGTGAAACAATGGTTGCTAAAGGTTATGAAACTTACAGAGATTATATTAATCAAGGTGGTAGAAATTTTTTACAAACAACAATGAATTTAGATAAAGATGAAATAGAATTTTATGACAGATATGATTTCTTAGTATCTACAATGAAATATACTCCAGCACAGGCTTCTGTTGCTATTAGAGATATTCAAAAAAATATTAATACTCCTGAATTTAAAGCTAAAGTTGTTAGTGATAAAAAAATTCAATCTGCTGCTGATAGTATTGTAGATAGATTTGGAGTATTTAATGATTATGAAAACAAACAATTTGTTTATAATACTGTAGCAAGACTTGCTAATACTGTTTACAAAATTCAAGGAACAGAAGAACAAGCGGTTGAATATGCAAAAAAAATAATTGATAAGAATTACACAAGAGATACTTTTGGTAACATGGTTGCTATTAAACAAAATAGACCACAATACCATGATGCTGCAGTTAAATATTATATACAAACTTTATGGGATCAAGGAATTATAGATAAACAAAATAATAAATTATCAGATATTATTGCAATAGATGTTGAACCAAATCTATTTAATGATGAAGCTGGTATTAAAATTGTAAATAGAAATCAACCATACTCTCCATTAACTACATTCCAAAATGCACAAGGAGATTTTGATAGTAATAAATTTGATTCTTTATATTTAACTCAATCAGATTTGCAGAAAAAAGTATATCCTGTTGGTCAAGATAAAAGATACCAAGACTTTTTATATAAATATATGATTAGAGAAAAATCTCTTAATATGTTTAAAAAAGAAAAATTATTACAAAAAGAAGAAAATATAAGTAACCAATACTTTCCTAATCAACAGGCTAAATAATAATGAGTAGTGAAAAATTAACTACTGATGCACCAGAGTTAATACCCTCTGTAGAAACACCAGTTTCTGAAACTAAACCAACTGAAACAGTTGCTAATCCTTTAGAAGAAAAACCAACAAGACTTAAATTTAAAGTAGATGAGTTAGGTTTAAACAAACCTATATCTCAAGTACCAGATGATGTTCAGTATTTTTTAGATAAGCAACAAGGAAAATTTGATAGTAAATATAATTTTTTTGAAGCGTATGGTAACGCTTTAGATTTAGATAACTTTGTATTTTCTGGTGTTAAAAAAGGATATAAATTCTTTACAGAAGATAATCCATTTGAATTAGATATTAACTATAAAGTTAATGAAGAACAATTTAATATCATAGATAAGTATCCTGAACACATGCAAGACGCATTTCTTGATGCAAAATCAGAATCTCATTTTTATCATATTAAAAAACAAGTTGATCAAAGATTAGAAATGGAAAGTGAAATTTCTAAACTTGGTTGGACAGGATTTGGTGCTAGAGCATTAGCTGCAACAAGTGATCCTCTTGCTTGGCTTTTAACAACAGCTAGTGGTGGATTGGTGGCTCCAGTTATTTATGGAACTAAATTTGAAAGAATAAGAAGAGCTGCAAAATTTGGTGCATTAGTAGGTACAGAGAATGCTTTAATTGAAGGAGGATTATATCTTATGGATCCTTTAAAAAGCGAAGATGATATTAAATATGCTTTCTATGGTGGCTTTTTATTAGGAGCTCCATTCGGTGCATTCAGTAAAGTTCCAAAAGAAATACAAGATGCTTATAAAAAAGTAGATGTTGCTGCATCTAAAGCATTAACAAAAATAGAAGATGATGAAGCAATAGAATTTGCATCTAAAATAAAAGCAAATGTTAATGAAGATGTTTTGAGAAAAAGAAGATTGTATCAGGGAGAAGCAAGAAACAAATATGATTTTACAGTTACTGATGATCCTAAATTACCAACTGTTCTTGATGATACTTTAGATGATATAGCAAAAGTAGAAAAAGAATTTAGAGGTGGTAAAGCAAAACTATTTGGTTTTATTCCAATTCCTAGATTTAGTATGTCTGCATCTCTTAATAAATCGCCTGATCCGCAAGTACAAAAATTTGCTGAATTATCATTTCCAGATCCTATTGTTGGATCATCTGCAGGAGATACTATGCTTGAGTTTAAAGAAAGAGTTATGAAACAAACTTTAAACAAATATAATAGAACCAGAGATACTGCTTATCGTTCTTGGGTTAAATTAAACAAAGATAATATTACTGCTAATCCTAGTTTAAATAATGAAAAGTTTAATCAGTTAATGACTGACTTTATTGAAAATCCTCAGTTATTTAAAAACACAAAGATGATTACAAAAGAAATGGAAATACATGCTAATTACGCATCCAATGCTTTTGATGATATTCTGTCTGTTGCTGCTCAATCAGGAAGAGATGGTTGGAGTGAAGTTGCACAATCTAGAAAAATATTAAGATATGTTCCTCATGTTCACAGCAAAACAAGAGTAAATGATGCAATTACTGAATATGGAATAGATCAAGTTAGATCTGTTTAAGCTAACGCATTAAAAGATTTAAGACCAAAGATTGGTGAGAAAATTTTTGATCGTATGATTAAAGGAATAGTTAATACTATTTCTTCAAGCAAATATTATGGAAGAGAATCTGGCTTTGCTAAAGCATTTCAAGGAACTAATGATGCTTCATTAAGAGAATTTTTAGAAGATATAGAATTAACAAAAGAACAGATAGATGAAATATTTAAACAAATTAAAAAACCAACAGGCAACACATTAGATCCTAATGCTAGACAAAGAATACCATTTAACTTTAATGCAAGAGTAGATGTAAGATCTATAAGAGATGGTAAGGTTAGATCATTAAGTCTTAAAGATTTAAGTGAAAGAAACTTAGAAAAACTTTTAACAAGATATGCTAATCAAGTTATTGGTCAAGCAGCAATGGCTAGATTTGGTGGATTTAAAAACAATGCTGAATTTGATTCTTTTTTAAGAAGATTACAAGATAGAAATAGATATGATGGTTTTGAAGAACATTTAAATATTATTGAAGTTGTAGCATCTTCTCTTCTTGGTAGACAAAATCCATTAGAACTTAAAGATCCTAGCGGAATTAAAGCAAGAAGAATAATGAGATTAATTGGTGATTATAACTTTTTAAGATTATTTGGTCAGGTTGGATTTGCACAAGGAGCAGAGATGTTTGCTGCGTTAGGAGAAGTTGGTTGGACTACTTCTTTAAGAGCAATGCCAAAACTTAATGATGTGTTTACAAGACTTAAATCTGGTGATTTAAAAATTAATGATCCTTTAATTAAAGAATTAGAATCCTATGGAGCTTCTGTTGGTATAGATAAATACATGAATTCTCCAACATCTAGATTAGAATATGAAGGAGATATACCTTTAGAAAAAGGTGGTGGTTTATTAGATAATGCAGAACTTCTTTCTGGACAAGCAAGAAGAGTTGTTGCTGATATAGGTGGATTACAACCTATGACTGTACTTTCTCAAGTATGGGGATCTAAAGCATTAACAATGCGTATAGTTGAAAATGTTTTAGATTTAGCTGAGCAGTTTAAAACTACAAATATTTTTAAAAAATTATCTCAAGGAGATATTGTTAGATACAGACAATTAGGTTGGACTGAAAAAGAATTTAATAACATTGCTGCAAATATTAAAAAACATGCAGTATTTAAAGATGGTAAGTTTCAAGCATTACAACTTGATAAGTGGGATGTTGAAGCAAGAGCAAACTATATTGTTGGTATAGATAGATGGATTAATCGTGTTGTTCAAAGATCAGACTTAGCTTCATTAAATAGATGGTTCACAACAGACTTTGCTAAAATGCTTATTCAATTTAGAACATTTAGTTTAGCTGCTTATGAAAAACAATTATTAAATGGTATGTATAATTTACATCAAACAAGAGGAAAAGATTTCCAAACATATTCTAGATTCTTATCTTCTATGGTTGGCTCATCATTATTCTATGCGACACAAGTTTATATTAACTCTTTTGGTTTAAGTAATAGAAAAGAATATTTAGATAAAAATTTATCTGCTGAAAATTTAGCTAAAGTATCTTTCTTAAGATCTTCTTGGTCTACATTAATACCCGGAGTATTATCAACTGCTCATTCTTTCTTTTCAGATGAAGACTTATTTGGTTATGGAAGAAATACAGGATTGTCATCTTCGTTTATACAAGGAATACCTACAGTTGATTTAATAGATAGTGCTTACAATACATTTAAAATGGGTGCTAAAATGGCTTTGGATGATGAATATGAACCAACACAAAGAGATGTTAAAAAAGGATTATCATTACTTATTTTACAGAATGGATTAGGGTTTAAAAATTTTAATAATATGATAGTAGATAACTTTGTAAAATAGTGTATAGGAATTAAAATATGACAATATCTTCAACTACAGTTAAGAACAGTTATAGTGGTGATGG